GGCGGTTAAGGCGAATGGGGGGAAGCCGGGAGCTTTGGATCGGTGGACCGATGTGTGCATTAATTACATTTCGGCTGCGACAAGCGTCGACGGCGAGGGCGTGAAAAAGGGGCCGTTTTCGGGTGTCACGCTGGAGAATCGGCGGCAAACGATAAAGCGCATGCGTGACAAGATGCTTCGGGAAGGCACGTTGCGAAAAAACAAACGGGAACAGTGGTCTAGAGCGTAGCGTGACAGGCGTGACAAACGTGACTCCGACAACCGTGACTAGCGTGACAGCGTGACAAGGGTATATACCTTGTCACTGTCACGGCACCCGGGTTTCCGGCCGGATGGAATTATAGATGGAATGTAAAAATTTCATCGACGCGGCCGGGGTGGGTTTCGAATTTCAGGCGCGATGGAATTATAGGCGGGATGTAGTTTTTGCATGGTCGGTTGTGATCTTCGCAACGGGCGGTTTAGACGGCCCAGGACGCGCGAGGCATGGCGCAAGGTGGCAACGGGCATCCGGCACCGTTGTCGACGCTGTGGCGCGGGTTTCCGGCGGGGTGTGTGTGGGATATGCGCGTGGGGCGCGTCGGCACCTATTCAGACGCCAGGCTCGAGGCGCCTTGGCAGACGCCAGACGCCGGGCAAAAAGAAACCCCGGGACGCTTGCGCGTGCCGGGGCGACTTTGGGGACGGTGGGACGTAGGGGCTAGATCAGCGCGGCGCCAATCTCGGCCAAAGTGCGGCGGGTTATGGTCCCGCTTTCCGAAACGCGCATGTTGGCCGAATGCGCTACCCAATTGTTACCGATTCGGCGGATGCGGTATGGGCCAAGTTTCCCGTACCCGACATATTCGCCGCGGCGGAATGCTGACTTTTCGATGTTGTGGGGCATTTGCAGACTCCTATCTCAGCGGATCCGCGTCACGCGTTTCCAGGGTTTCTATTGCGAGCTCGATCGCGTGCGGGATTCTTTGGGTCCCCGCCTCATAGCCAGCGATTGACCGGACATGCAGGCCGAGCGCTTGGGCCAGGCCCGTCTGTGTGAGTTTCAGGCGGTCGCGCGCCTGTTTCATTTCGGCAGGGGTCATCGCACGCGCTCGATTCCACGGACCTGCGCGTAATCCTTTCGCGCGGGGTGCCCGCCGAAAGCCGTGCGGCGCGATATTTCCAGATGGCAAGGGCGCCACCCTGTCGACTTTCCGACGATGAAGCGGCGCGGTTTGTCGCCCACGCTGTCGACGACCTCAACGCGCCAGCCCTCCATTCCGCGAAGCACCGGGGTTAGACCAGAATTGTCGCGAAGGGAATCACGCTGCGCCGGCGAAAGGCTGTCCCACTTGGTTTGCGTCATTGTCATTTGCGATTTCCTCAACAGTTAGAAGTTAAGAAAGGCGTCTGCGATGATTATCGCAGCGCATAGCCCGCCAAGGCCGGCGATGAATGCCAGCGACTCGGCAAGGATTAGGGCGAGTTGGCGCATTAGCGGATCCAGTAGGTAACGCCGTCAAAGTCGACGGACGTGTAATCCATTCGCAATTCGCGTGTTGCCTGGTCCCAATCGATGCAGCGATAGGGCCACATAGCCAGCGCCTTGCCTTCCGGCGAATTGGACGGGAACGGACTGCAGTCTTCCGCCAACCCCTGTGCGTATTCCTTGAAGTAAGAATCGCGAATCAGCGTTTCGCCGTGTTCCCATTCTTCCGCATACGGACTCGCTTCGTCGGCGAGCTTGCGAAGCGTGGCCAGCTCGCGTGCAACGTCCGAGTCGTTCGCCGTGATCCAGTAGTGATATCGGCCGACGGTATGGCCCCAAGCGACGTTACCTTCGAATCCGGCCGCGGTGATCGCGCTTAGTTCTTCCGTAACACGTGTCAAATCCGCGATGTTTTCGTTTATTTCTTCGCGCTCTTCGTCACCCGCGGCGTCAATCAGCGATTCCGTTTTGTCGTCTATTTCACGGTCTATTTCGCCGAGTATGTATTCGCAAGCCTCTTTGAACGTGTCGAACGTGGCGGGTTCGTTGTCGGGCAAATAGCCCGGCATGTTCCATCCGGCGACAAACGGGCGGCCGTTTTCTTCAAGTTCTTCAATCCGCGCGATAACGTCACGCGAGTCGATAACGTCGTCTGTATTCGAAATATCTGCCATTTTGTCCCCCGTTGTTAAGATGTAACTTTTGCATGTTGAGACTATCTCAACATTCCGTCAAGCGTTATTTTGTGAAAATCGCAACAGCATTGAAACCGCGCGAATATTTTTGCATAGTCGCGCCATGCAAAACCATCCGGGCGGGCTCACTGAGTACGCCGACCGTGAAATCGAGGAAGTGTGGCGGCGCCACGCGCAAGGCGAGTCCCTCATTGCGGTATGCAGTGAGAAAGGCATGCCCTCGTTTTCGTTAGTGTACGAACGAAGTGCGGAATCGCCCAATCTGAGTCGAATCGCCGCGTCGGCACGGGAAGAATACGCGCATCGCTTGGTAGGGCAGTCGATCGACATCGCCGACAAAGACATAGACGCGCCTCGAGCTCGCAATCGAATCGCCGCGCGCCAATGGTTCGCGAGCAAATACGCACGTCAAACCTTTGGCGATAAAGTCGAATTGAACGTGACAGGCTCGGTCAGTGTCGGCGCTGCGCTAGAAGAGGCCAGGCGCCGCGTGCGACCTATAAGCGACCTAACACAAGCGCACGATCCGCATGTCATTGATTTACAAGCGGAAACAGTGAGCGAAGCGACTGATAGCCAATCAGCGCAAGGCGACGTAGATCCCCTATCGTGACGATCGCACCCCCCTAGTGGCATCGACCCTGGGCGGAAGGGGGTGCGGGGGCGCCGGCACCCCGGATCGCGGGCCGCCGGCCGTCTGTCCCCACCCCCCGATTTTTCTGCGCTTGAGTTTTCAGGATGATGTTGAGATAATCGCAACTCCACGTCACTACGGCACACAGGCCCTATGGCAAAGAATCAACCCTCGAAAGAGGAACAGGCGCTTCTCACAGAAATATTCGCCTGCGCGGACGACCCCCTTCGGTTCGTCATGTTCGCGTTCCCGTGGGGCTCCAAGGGCACGCCGCTCGAGAACGAGACAGGCCCCCACCCGTGGCAGCTCGAAGTCCTCAAGGACATGCGGGACCACATCGCGGCCAATCGCAACCGCATGGCGAACGGCAAGGATCCAGAAACGTTCAATCTGGCCGTGGCGTCGGGTCGCGGCATCGGGAAGTCATCTCTCGTTTCGTGGCTGGCGCTTTGGGGCGTGAGCTGCCATCCGCGGTCTACGGTCGTCGTGACGGCGAACACCGAGGGCCAGCTTAAGTCGAGGACGTGGGCGGAACTCGGCAAGTGGCACACGTTGTCCATCCACTCGCATTGGTTCAACCGGGATTCCATGACGCTGCGCCCGTCCGAATGGCTGGCGGATCAGTTCAAGAAAGAGGTCAAGTCCGACGATCGGTATTGGTACGCGGAAGCGCAAACCTGGACGGCCGACAATCCCGACGCCTTTGCCGGCGTCCACAACAAGACTTACGGCTTCATCCTCATCATGGACGAAGCGTCGGGTATCCCGGCCAGCATATTCAAGTCGTCGGAAGGGTTCTTCACCGACAAGCATATCCACCGATATTGGTTCTGCTTCTCCAACCCCCGGCAGAACACCGGCCCGTTTTACGAGTGCTTCCACAAGAACCGGGATTTCTGGCGAACGAAGAACATCGACGCCCGGACGATCCCCGGCAACGACGCCGCGGTGTACGAGCGCATCATCCAGCAGAACGGGGCAGACTCGGACGAAGCGCGCGTTGAAGTTCTGGGGCAGTTCCCGTCGCAGGGGTCCAACCAGTTCATCGGGCACCGGCTGGTGGAGGAAGCCGAGGGGCGGCCTTCCGAGGTCGACATCGGCGCCCCTCTCGTCCTCGGCGTCGACGTAGCCCGCTTCGGGAACGATCAGTCCGTCATCTACGTCCGCGCCGGCCGCGATGGCCGCTCCGTCCCGCCGTTGAAGTTCAAGGGGCTCGACGTCGTGCAGCTCGTTCACCGTGTCGCAGAGGCGGCCGACAAGTTCCAGCCCGACGCGATTTGTGTCGACGGGGGCGGTGTCGGTGGCGGTGTCGTCGACATGCTTCGCAGCATGAAGTACCGGGTGGTCGACGTGCAGTTCGGCTCCAAAGCCGACGAAGACCAGAGGTTCCAGAATAAACGGGCCGAACTGTGGGGCCGGATGAAGGAGTGGCTGGCATATGGAACGATCCCCTACGACAAGCATCTGCGCGCCGACTTGCTCACCCCTCGTTACGAATATGACACGTCGGGACGGCTTAAGCTGGAATCCAAGGATCACATGCGGGACCGGGGAGAGGCTTCGCCTGACATCGGTGACGCCCTGGCTATCACGTTCGCCGTCAACCCGGCCCGACGTGACTCCCGATCGCGGAGCGGCGGAAGAGGCCCCTCGGGGCGAATGGCCCGCGACATCGACTACAACGTTTTAGGATAGGGGATGACAATGGACGATGTGAAATATCAAAATGGCGGCGAAGTGCATTCGCTTCTCACGCTCGCGGTCCAAGCGCCCGTGTTCTGGTTCGACAGCATAAGCGTTGATTGGCCTTACAAAAGGATGTGGGCTTTCGCCGATGTCGAAGACGGGCCTGTGAAAGTTTACGTCAGTGTCGGCGACGGGTACCTCTCGCTACACAAGGGCCAATCGCCTGAGACGACCGAGAGGAACGTCATTCCGGCCGACGCGCCGGGGCAGAACCCCGTGGTGAAAGGTCTGTACGACTACCTCGACAAACTCTACCGCACCGAGGTGGACCCGACAGGCGCCAAGATGCGCGAGGCCAAGACGGCAGTCGCGAAAGGCAAATGGCAAATTCACCCAGCGTTGCGGCGCCACTGACACGTCCCTTGCGGCGTTCGTCCTCGGCTGATATGTTGCGATAATCACAACCGTCTCAGAGGTCGATCGTCAATGGGTGGTTTTCTAGGTGCCCCTTCGGCCCCCGCGGCCCCGCCGCCTCCGCCGCCCCCGCCGACGACGGACACCGCTGCCGTCGAAGAGGCGGCCCGGCGTGAGCGCCAGGTGCGTGCCGCTGCCGGCGGTGGTGCCGCCAACATCCTGACCTCGGGCCAAGGCGATACGTCCGAAGCCGCGACGGCCAAGACCGTCCTGCTGGGCCGATGAAACTCCGACCCTTCCTCCTTCTGACGACGTCCCTGACCCGGCCGCAATGGCGCTTCGGGATTTTGGCGCCGTTCTTCCCGTTGGGTGGCCCGTGATGGGCGGTCTACCGCTATTCGCAAGTGCAGGCGCCAACGGAAAGCGCGCGGATGGGACGTTGAAGGGCGACGGTTACTTCGGCTCGCTGCCGGCGCATGGGGGAATGCACTCGTCGGAAATATCCGTCGGAGTGGAGATTGACGGCAAGGAGATAGAAATCCCCACGATGGTCCCGACGCTCACGAAAAAGGAACTTGACCTGTTGCTCCGCGGCGAACGACCGACAGACCAGATCGTGGACAAAGCGGTCGAGTACGCACGGAAGCGTATCAAAGATGGGAAGTCTCCGTTCGCATCTCCCAACGAACGCTTCCAGGTTCCGAAGGAGTAGCGCATGGCCGCTGACACCGACAAGCGGGCAGACGAGATTATCCGCCGTCAGGAGCGGATGGCCGCCGATCGCACGACCCTCGACTCCCATTGCGAAGAGATTGCCGAGCGCATCCTGCCCCGGATGAAGGGCGCGTTCACGTCTTTGGCGAACACGGCGCGCAACCAGCAGGGCGAGAAGAACACCGAGAAGATGCTGGACGCCACGGGGGCGATCGCCCTCGATCGGTTCGTCGCGGTGTTGGACTCCATGCTGACGCCGCAGAACTCGAAGTGGCACCGGCTGCGCTCGACGGATCCGACACTGAACCGGAACGCCGAAGTGGCGCGGTACTTCGACGCCGTCAACGACATCCTGTTCCGCCAGCGGTACGCGCCCGAAGCCGGCTTCGCGACGAACAACCACGAGCGTTACGTGTCCCTCGGGGCCTTTGGCACAGGGACCCTGTTCGTGGACAAGCGAGAGAAGGGTGGCTTGCGCTACCGCTGCTATCCGCTCGCCGAGCTCTACATGGCCGAGAACCACCAAGGAATTGTTGACACAATTCACCGCCGGTTCCGCTTGACGGCTCGACAGGCGGTCCAGAAGTTCGGCGCCGACAATCTGCCCGAGAAGATCATCAAGGCCCTCGAGAAGAACCCGGAAGAAGAGTCCGAGTTCATCCATTGCGTGTTCCCCCGCGACGACGTCGCTTACGGTCGTGCCGATTTCAAAGGCATGCCGTGGGCGTCGTACTACGTCTCGATCGACGGCAAGGTCGTCGTGCAGGAAGGCGGCTTCACGTCTTGGCCGTACCCCACCGGCCGCTACGTGCAGGCGCCGGGCGAGACGTATGGCCGTTCGCCCGCGATGATGGTCCTGCCGAACATCAAGGTCCTCAACGAGCAGA